AACGTAGTATGCCCCTCTAAGAGAGGGCTGAACTGTTGCGGATTGCGTAATCACTGTATTGGGGTTGTGCAATCTCCGTTCATCGCTGGCCTTCTAGACCACGTTTGAACGAGCCGGGGTAGTCGTTTTGTATTCCCCGTAGGAAAGTTGGATCAGTAATTCTGGATCCAATCTCTCGAGAAATAATGTTCGCTAAATGCAAACATATTTTTGTTAAGGGATCTCCCATAAGGACCCCCTTAACAAGCATTACCGCTCGGGAATTTGTTCCCAAACTTGGTACTGCTTGTCCGACGGACTCAAGACATCCTGAGCCTTCGAACACAATGGGTCTCGGACGGAAACAAGTCGCGTGCACGATACCCTTGAGCATGGGTGGTATACCACATTTGGTCATCCATGCTTCTGCAGCCATTGACGCAAATTCATGCGACATATGGTCTGTTGCCTCTTGATAGTCTGTTGAAGACATATAGAGGTGACCGTAGGTGTCCATCCTCTCGATGTGATCACCTAGGACTGTCTCTTCTCTATCTTCGATATGAAAGAGATCTGCCTTCATCTCCTCGGACATTGTCCGAAGGAAGAAGTTCCAGCCGTGATGGGATTGACCCATACCCGACTGGCTACTGCGTATGCCCTTTTTCATGGGCCACGCACATATCCGATTTATTAGGTCGAGTACGACCTTCAAACGGACGAGAGCCTTGGTGACCGAACGGCCTTTACCTGGCTCCTTAACCACGACGAGATGAGCAACTCTCAACTCCTCTGGTTTAAGCAGGAGAACTTCTGAAAGACATTTCCAGAATAGGTATTCTCCTGGTGTATCGAAGTCGCGCATTGAGCGCCATCCTTCGATCTTGCCTGTCCATAGGTCGTATATTGCGACCTGTTCAGACATAGCATCCCCGGAAATCATCTCTTTGATTTCCTGGATGGTTCCCCCCTGTCGCCTGGTTTTCTCCCAGGACGCAGAGGTACTCGCGGTGATTCTCGCTTTAGTCGAGAGCCCCGTGAAAGCCTCTTGAGGTAACTTTTCTAGTATACTCTCAAGTGCAGCTCTGATCAACATTTTATCTGTTGGTCTGAGCGGAATTGCAGGTACCTGTACCGAAGTCAGGAATTTATTTTTTGCCTGCAATAAGACGATGTCGGGCGGCGTGCCGCACCCTCTCGTCTGAGACATCATGCCAATGAGGAAAGATTTCCTCGGACCTGATGCCCTCTCCATTTCATCCCATATAGGATTGAAATGGTGACGAATCCAACCGGGGAAATTTAGCATTTCCTCCTTGAATTCACTATTGAGTTTGCCGGTATGACCAGCAAACTTCAACGCCTTCCTAGCCTTCTTTAAGATCGAGTAGGAAGAAGGATAGTCCAGTAAACATTTGTTTACAGAACCATCAAAGAACTCATCAGTAATCAATACTGAAATGTTCTTAAGTATGAACATGTCGAATTTCTTCCATGTCCATATCTCTTCGGGAAAGCACAGATATCTCTGCACAAACATCCCGTCAACGGTCTTTAACATCTCAATGAGACGTTCAGACCGATGCTTCTGCGACCGATATGTTTTATCGGCCCAGTAAGCTTGGCGCTCCTTTCCGTTCCAGAATGGATCGCCCTTCCCGATCAAGAACGCATTTAAGCGTCTTATCAGGCACTTGGCCCAAGAGCCCTCACCGGACTCTTTGGACTGTTTCATCTCACGAAGGGCCGCGCCCCAATGAGTATGATGATAAATCAGATACAATCTTGCATCATGATCTTTCACTTCGGAAAAGCGTATTTTACTATTTCCGATCACCCTTCCACCGAATAGGGAGAGGGGTACTTGATCTTGTAGACGGAAACCGTCTCCAGACCAAACCACAATTTCCGGGCCAGTCTGACCCTGGTGTTGTGCTAGTGCGTAAGAAGCATGGATTAACCATGGATCTTCGTACTTCATCCGGAGTACCGTCTTACGACGGAGCCGAATGCCGAGGAATTCCTGTTCATCTAGAACATCATCCTCATTAGATGTCGATGAGGCTTCGCGCACCTCATCTGCGTCTTCTGCAGAATCGTCACTTAAGACATCTGCTAATATCCTAGGTCGGAGTAAATCCTCGCCTAAGGATGTAATCCCTGATGGAGCGCCCTCCTTCAGGGATTGGATGGTTATGTCAACTTTGTGACCTGACGCATCCACTTCCTCCAATGTGGCACCAGCCTTAAGGAGGATGTCTCTGACCCGCCGTACACCACGGCTTCCAGAGGATTTCAACGATAAAGCACTTGGTGCCTGTTTCGTTGATATGAAATGGCGACCCTTATAATAAGGAGCCAATTCCGATGGTATCTTCTGACCAATTGTGTCACGACGATACCACAGCGGTAAGCCGACAGATTGACTGTCAATCATACCGCAGGAGATTAACCCATGTTTAGAAACTGGGAACTTCTCCTCACCTACATTGCCA